TGCCTATTTTTAATGATTGAGGAAAATAACTTATTCCACCACCTTGTAATCTAATATCATCCCCTCCCGAAGAGTTTTTTAAAAATAAATTACCATTATAGTTAGCTGGTCCTCCACCTGAACTTAATAGTATAGAGGTTGTAGTACCTTTTTTTATTGATAATTGGGGACTTGAATTATCTGCTATTATAATATTTTTAGCTGTAATAATATTACTTGCACTTATATTTCCAGATGCTGTTATATCTGTAAAAGGTTGATCTATATTGTTTGCTAAAATGTAAGATGCAGTTTGAGCATTTTCAACATGTGATGCAGTTATAGCATGTGACGCACTAATAGCTTGAGAAGATGAATTTGCAGTTAAAGATGTATTAGCAAATGAAGCGGAAATTGCATTTAAAACATATGATGCTGTATTAGCAAATGAAGCGGAAATTGCATTTAAAACATATGATGCAGATTGAGCATTTTCTACATATGAAGCTGTTAAAGAATAAGAGGAACTTATAGCATTAGAGGAAGTTAAATTATTTATAACTGAACCCGATACTGAAATAGATCCTGTTATAATTGTTGAACCTATTAAAGTTTGTACATCTGATAATTCATCTCCAAAAGTATTAGAACCGGATGTGACAATAGTAGATGAAGTTATAAATGAAGATGTTATATTAGTTACTATTAAATTAGTGGCATATATGTTAGTTGCAGTAATACTTTCACTTAAATTTAAATTGCTAGCACTTATATATCCACTTGCGCTTATATTACCTGATGCTGTAATATTTGATTGAAAATCAGGGGCAGCAAAATCAAAATTATAAGCAGGAAGTAAAGTAATAGGATTACCAGAATATAAAGCATGAGGTTGGGCCTTTAATTCCGTATAGTGTTGGTTATCATCTTCACAATAAAATCTTGCTACTGATTGATTACCATTATTTTTAATCGATAGAATTCCCTTATTAATTTCAATATTTCCTGAAGAAGTAAGATTAGAACTAAAAACAACATTAGATCCTGTTTGATATATAGACCCTGTTATTATAATATTAGCATCTAAATCTGAAGAGGATATTCCTGAACCTGTAATAATAATTCCATATCCATTATTTTTTCCTAATTTAACAGTGTTATCTTGATAAATTTCTAAAACGGGAATTCCTGTTACATTATTTACTGAGAAAAGTTTATTATCACTTTCATCATCATCTATAGAAAATAAAACTCCCCTAGAACCTTGTACTTCAAATATAGTAGAACCACTTCCATGTATTTGGGTTGAGCCTGTAACAATTAAACCACTTTGAGAAATTAATAATGAACCTGTTATTTCTGCTGATCCAGAAAAAGGAAAGCCTGTTCCTGTACCTCCACTACTACCACTACTATAAGAACCTGTTTTAAATATATTTCCATCATTATCTACTGTTAAAACACTTGTTCCATTTGGGGATTGAGATGGATTAATTTTAACATCACCACTTGCAGTTAAAGGTCCTATTATTCCTAATGAACCTGAAATAGTAATATCATAAGCTTCATTTCCAGTAAGGGCATTTACAGATTGTGAGACATGAGCTGCTTCAATAGCTTGTCCTGTTTGAATGTTATTTAATGATAACTTTTTAGCCATTGAAATTTATTTTTACATTCCTCCATTAACTTGAGATTCTAATACTGATATTCTATTTGTTAAAATTTGAATTGTTTCTAATACATTTTTGTTAGTAGGAGAGTATGAACATGATAAGGCATATGATGAAGAAATAGAATTAATTGCAAAAGATGATGTTCCTATTATTTGGTTTTGAACTTCAATATTAGTTACATTTAAAGTATTTGAAGAAGGATTAAATGTAAAATTTAAATTTCCTTCAAATGTTCCTTCCTTATTATATTGAATTTGAGTATTTGAACCTCCAGGATTTTGATTTTGAGATGAAATATATGATCCTGTTTTAAAAATTTTTCCGCTACTATCTATAGTTAAAACATTAATTCCTTCAGAAGATAATGAAGGAGAAATAGTAGTATCACCTTTAATTTCAATATCATATGAAGCAGCACCATTTAAAGCTTCTATAATTTGGAGTATTTGAGATGCTTGCATTGCTTTACCATCTGATATGCCTGTTGAATTTAATTTTGTCATAAAAAAGTATTCTAATTATAAATATTATAAATCTAAATTAACTAATATAGTAGTATCTGTTACATTTGAACTTTGTAAAGGTTGAGATAATTTACCTACTGCTACTAGTTGGTTTGTATTATTATATAATCCTACTGTTGTTACATAAGGTTGAAAATATGAACCAGTCAAAAAATCATAAACTATTCCACTATTTAAACTACCTGAGATAGCTGATGGATTTTGAGTGTATGTATATTCATTTGGATTAAAAGTACATTTATATTGTGATTCATATATTGTTATTGTACTTTGAAAAGAACATGTAACATTAGTTGTTGTTATTAAATAGTTTAAATCATTGGAATTAGCATTACTATAAGAACCTGTACCATATACAGCAGTACCGTAAACACTTCCTGTAATTGATGAACCAGCTGCAGTAATAATAGCCATTCCATGTTGATATATTATATCTCCAATTTTAGCTCCATCTTGAAATAAACCCCCATTACCATCATCAGTTATAATACCATCTGATGTTCCATTATATTCAAATTTAAAAGTTCCGGGTTTAATATATTCTCCAAATAAATTTGAAGGTATAGCTATGACTCCTATTTCATCATTAGAAGCTGAAGGGAATAATCTGTTTGCATCTAAAGTATTAGATAAATAATTATCATACATAGGTTGGTAAGACCCGCTTCCTCCTTGAATTGTAATAGTACCATCAGAATTAAATTGAGGCAAATTAGCAGGTGAACCATCATCACCATTTAAGTAGTTAGAATAATATAATTGTTTAATTGAATTATATATAATTTGTTTATTGTATGATGCTATTTGACCCGTAGGGTTTGAACCTGATTGGAAAGAAGAAGTAATATTTGTACCAATAAATCTATCTATACCAATATTAGAAGTAGTAAAGTCCCCCCCGATAAAAGAAAAATTTTTATTTGCTTTAAATGGAGTTACTATAACATCCGATGTAGTTAATGACTTGTAAACACTCATTCATCCTAAAAATCTAATTTCATTCTAATTAAAGATTCTTTTGTAAAATCTTTTAGTAATGGTCTTGAAAGTTTTGCTACAGCTAATAATTCATTAGCATCATTATATAATCCTACAGTGGTAATGTAAACCTGAGGATTATCTATAAATTGGGTATAAATAATATCTCCAGTTGATCCAGAAATAAATGAGGGATTTTCAGAATAATTAAATTCTGAATTTCTTAATCTAGCAAAAATAAAATCTGAAGTAACTGTTTCAGAAGAATTAAGTTGAAAAGCAGAACCCGAAGATATAGCATTAAATAAAGTTAATTGATTTGTGCCATTTATAACTGAAGAACCATTATTTGCAGATAAAGATATTACATCATTTAAAGCTTCTGGATTTAAAAATATTGTACCTATATCTGGAAAAAATAAACCATAAGATCCTGAATTTGTTGTATATCCTCCATTCCCTACAGCTGCTCCAGTTCCATTAGAACCTGAAATTAGTTGTAATACTCTAGTAGATCCTAAAAAGTTTTGTACAGATACATCATTAGAATTATCGGTTAAATCTATGGATCCTATACCTGGGTTGGTGATTTTTAAATTAAATGTTCCAGGAAACATACTTTGTTTATATCTTGCTCTATCTACAGATAATACCCAAAAATTATCCATTACTACAGCATTACTACTTGTAGCTAAATTTGATAAAGAAGCCCCACCAGTTGCACCCTGACCTGTAACAAATACTGAATTTTCATCTTCTAAAATCATACTTCTATAAGACCCATAAGTAATTGATGAGGGTGATGCATTTGGGTATTCATTGTTAAAAGCTATACTTCCGGATCCTAATTTGCTAGCATATGCTATGTCAAACTGGACTTCAGCTTCATCTAATTCTCCTGCTACTTGATATACACTTAAATAATAATTTCCAGAAGTACCTGTTTTTTGGGCAGATGAAGTAAAAAATGATGTTAATGTTGGTATTCCTGTAGTCCATGCAGTGGATTGTATGGCATCAGCACTAACTACTAAATCATCATTGTCAAATCTTTTAAAGCTCATATCTTATTTTTTTATCCTTGTTTAGTTTGAGTTATAGTAACAGGTATAGTTAATCTAGCCCCACTATCTAAACCTACTACAGTTAAAGTTGTATTTAATTGATTACTAGAGGCAAATAAAGTATTTACTGTAGTTGATCTTAAATTAATTTGAGATCCTATTACCGTAGATGATACATTTGTACCTAATGTTGTTGTTGAAGTAGCATTTTGAGATGTTGCTGCCGTACTTTGAATTCCTATTCCATTAAATGTAGCCATTGTTCTAACATCTGCTATTGTAGCTGTATATCCAGAAGTTTCATTAATTGTATTATTACCTAAATAATTTAATGTTTGTGGAGTAATAGCTATTGAAGCTCCTTGTTTTAATGTTATAGCTGAAAATCCTAAATCTAATACTGGTAGTTTAGCTGTTCCTCTTGGTAAAGTAGATAATTTATATTTCATTATTTGGCTCTCATCTGGGAATGCTTCTAATAAAGGCATGTTTTGAATTGCCTCTCCATAAAATGCAGAACCCGAGGCATGGTTAGGATTATATAAAGTATAATCTATTTCATCATCTGCAACTGCAAATTGTGTTATTCTAAAAGAACCATCATTTTTTGCTAACAATTCTCTACCTTTTTTAGTTAAGATAGCATCAACTGTTACTACTTGATTATTTAAATATCCCATTTGTGTTTAATTATATATTATAAATATGTGTTTTTATTGTTTCTAATCCAAATTATTTTTAAATTATATTTTTTTCTGTAAGGAGTTTTTTAGCCTTTCCAGGAAGATCTGCTGCGCTTGTATTTTCTATACCTGCAGAGTATAATAATCCTCCAATAGCACCTATCCCTGCTATATCAGGCATAAGTTGTGCCCCTGCAAATCTACTAAATACAGTTAATTGAGTTTCTCCTTGACTTCCTGTAGTTATAAGAGGGGCTCCATTAAAAGCTAATTCAAATGTTCCAGAACCTGATACAGAAAAAGAATTACCTTTAATGTTAATAAATCCATTATCTTCTCCAAAGAAAGGAATAGGATTAGCAAAAGAAACTATGGTTTGTTCAAGCATTCCTCGTACTAAATCATCATTTACTATTTCAATAAGTTCTTCCTCGGGGGTAATTATATATTTTATTACAAATTCATTCATGTTTGTTCCTAAAGGAGCATTAGGGCCAGCACTAGAAAATGAAGAATTTTCATAATATATAACATTAGTAGCTACTGAGGATTGAGCATTAAATCCACTTCCTGTATTAAAAGTACTTACCTCGTTTGTTGAAGCATATTCAGGTGATAAAATTGAAGTTTGTGTAAAAGCAGATAAGGGATATGAGGCCTTTGTTGCTTCATAGTTTTTTAAAGCTTTAAAATTTACAGGAAGAATTTGGGATGTACTATAATCTATATCTTGTAATTGTTTATTAGGTCTAGGTATAGTAGCATTTCCTTGTAAAACATCACAGTTTGTTCCTTCAAAAGGTGTTGTAAAAGGAGGTTCTAAAACTAAACCAAGATTTGTTTGATCTGTGTAAGAAGATGATATAATAAACTGAAATCCTGGGTTAATATCAAAAGAAGAATAATTATAAAAACTAGTAGATCTAGCTATTAATGATATATAATCTCCTGGGTTAAATTCACTTGCTGAAATAATTGTGTCTATGTTTATATTAGCTGTCCCTGAATTTGCGGGAGTCCATATAGCTCTATCTCCTATTTCAACTACACCTTCAGAAGGACCATAACCACTTATAAAACCTAAAGTACTATAAAGTTGAAGATCTGGGTTAGGGCCTTTTACTACTGAAATATAAGTATCACCTGGAAAAAATCCACCAGTTGCAGATGGAGATTTTAGGGTAATAGACCCAGAAACTATAATTCTTAGATCTTGTTGTAGATATGTTTTTATTTTATATACTCCATAAGACCCAAAACTACTATTTGCATTTCCTGCAGATTCAAACCCTAATAATGGGTCATTATTAGTACTTGTACTTCCTAATCCTCTTCTAAGTATATAAGTATAAGTTGCAGCTAAATTAGAATCATCAGATACTTCAGTAGTAATATTAACATTCATGTTTTCAACTATTCCTGGGTCTGATCTGTATATAGAAGATGTAGGTTCATAATCAACTATAAAATTATAATACTTATCTGTAAAAGTACTACCTATAACATTATATTGAACTTTAGAACCATCTTCCCAAGGAATAGTTATAGAAGATAAATTAGATAATGTATTAGATATATCTTTACCTATTCTATTTTGTCTTGAAATTTTTATGTATCTTGTGTATAATTCTGACATTTTTTTTATTTATGATACCCTAACTTTAATAGCAAATATTTTATAATCTGATGGTGTATAAGGGAATAATGTTTTAGGTATTGTAAAGTTTCCAACATTACCGGTAGCATCTTGTACATAAAAATATACCCAATAAAAATTTAGACCCCCTTGATTAGTCCCATCATATCCTATTTCTAAAGCCCCATTACTAGCCATACCTATGTTAAAATAATTTACACTATTATAAGTACTATCTGCTACAGCCCAAGCAGTAACTCCACTACCTCCACGTGTAGCGTTACCTCCACCAGTTATAAATCTAAGGCCTTCTAAGGATTGTATAGAACCATCATTCCAATCAGAACCAACACCATTTCTAAATAAAGGGACACCCCCCAAAATAGATGATTTTGTAGATGAAGATCCATTAGTAAAAGATTTTTGAGTAACACCATTAGAATATACATCACTATTTCCTGCAAAAGTTTGACTGGATAAAGTAGAATTTAAACTAAAAACATTATTTCCATCTATATTATAAGTAGGAACTCTATTATATAAAGAAGCAGTTGCTCCTGATATAGTATATGGGTGTTTAGTATCAATAGCAGGTTTAATTGAGAATGAAGCACTACCATTAGTATCTGTTCCTGCAGTAGTAGCTGATGAGGTAATTTTGAAGTTTAATGTAATATTTTCTGCACTTGCATATGAAAGGGCTCCTTTAAATGGTTGAGCATCTGCATTACGTACAAATTTAATTTTATTAGGATCACTTATTGTTCCTCCTCCTTCTTTAGTAATAGTCCATTCGCTACTAATATCAATTCCATTTGCCATAGCAACACTTACATTATTTAAATCAAAATTATATATAGATTCTGAAAACTGGTTAATAGGGATTAATCTAGTATATCCTGTTGTACCTAAAGAGCTAGAAATATCAACAGTTCCACCATTATTTATTCCTTCATTCCAAAGCCATTTAAAATCTGTAGTTGGACTATTGTAAAAACCAATGCTTTGAGTAGTAGAATTTAATACATTTTGAATAACAAAACTTACAGGAGTATTTTCTGTTGATGGAGGTGGAGTTGGACCAGATCCTGATGGTGCTGGGGGTGGTGCAAAAGATGAAGTTTCTTTGGTACCACTATATATTTGTAAATATCCATTAAAGGGTAAATTTTCAAATTTTAAAAATTCATTAAGATTATATGTAGGTTCATCATATATTCTAACCCCAAACATTTCTGTGGTTTTATATATAGGTTGTTTAAAATTAGCACATCCTTCATTTAATTCTCCATTTGTAATTAACATAACAGAACCACTTAACTCCCCATTATAAAATTCATCTTGAGATTGATGAATCTGAGTTATATTTCCTAGTAAAGAAGGAGTTGTTATATTATAGCTTTGGGTAACATTAAATTGAGGGATAGGGTCAAATGTATAATTAGTTGTAGTAACTGTGTCCCCAGAAAATCCTATAGAATTTCCAGCTGAAGAGGTAAAAAATGTTAAAGTAGGATTTAGAACAGCTGCCCCTTCCTCAGATACAGCATAACCATTAGCTAAAACCAGGTTGTTAGAAGTTACATTTAAAACTAAAGCCCTAAATGAATTTCCTGTGAATCCCGAACCTGATATAAAAACATTATTTACTTTAAGCCCATCAACATCTAAAATAGATACCCATAAATTAGGAACTGAATTTGGGTTAGAAGTATTAATATAAGATGTAAAAAAGTCTATTCCAGGGGCATTAGTTTGAAAATTTGATGATCTAAGATCTAAATTTTGAGAAAATGAAGTAAAAGGTTGGTCAAAAGGGAATTCATTATAACTTGCACTGTATATAGGGGTAATAGTTGTAGTAGTAAAATTAAAAGAATTATTATATGGATTAAACATACCTCCAGTACTACCAGAAATAGACCCCATTGTAATAGAACTTGTCAATAATTCATTTATTGGGGGTTGGATTTTGGGTTGTTTATACTTATTTCTTTCTAATAAATGTTGTTTTACTACTAAACCAGATGCTAAACTTGTTTTTACAGGTATAAAATCTTTAATCATTTTAAATAATGAATTATCAAAAAATTTTATTAACCTAACAAAATCTACTAAATCATATTGTTTAATATATTTTTTAAAATAATCTTCACTTAAATTATTTAGGTCTGGGTATAGACTTCCAGAAAATCTTTGTCTAGGGTCGCCTATATAATCACCAATATTAAAATGACCCATTTGTCCTATAATATCATCATTAATTTGGTTTTGTGGAGAAAAGGCTACCTCTAAATAGTTCACATTATCTGTATATGAGGCACTTGCTTCAGTATTTTGAGATAACCTACGAATAGGTGATAAAGTATTTCCCGATGGTATTATATCATTTTCTGATCTAATCTTATCTGTAGTTCTATTTTTAATACCAACTGCAGGTTGATCTAAAAAGAATGTTTCGGTATTAGTTTTATAAGTTCCTTGAGGATAAGCTCTAGAATTATCTAGGTAAAAATTACTATTACTAGTAAAAGATTGAGTTATATTATAAGACCCAGTTACTTTAGGATGAATTGATGTTTTTGTTGTAATAGATAAAGGTGTTGTATCTAATTCACTTCCTAAAGCAGCTCTAAATATTAATTGATCAGGTGCACTATTAACTCCATTACCTTCAAAAGATAAAGGATTCATTACATAATCTTTAAATACACTTTCACTTATTTGTTGAGTGTAATATCTTATTTCTTGAAGTGATCCTGAAAAGGGTTCATATGGTGGAAAATTTAAAGAAGATGATGCAAAAATTGAATTATCTCCATTTGTCCAACGCGCATCACTAGCTCCTGTGATAGAATTAGAATCATAATATCCAATAGAAGTTCCATCATTTCCATTATATATTTTATTACCTGCATATAAATTGTAAGTCCCAGATTTATCAGTAGTAACCATAACTGACCACCAATCTCCATTATAAAATGGTAATGATATGCTAGCACTTACATTAGGAAAACTATAATTAGGAATAAATCTTAAATTAGCATATTGATAATTTGGGTCTTTTATAGAACCACTATGTGAACCACTTATTAAACCTGATCCAGTATAGTCTAAAAGAAGTTCTGCAGTATTAGCACCACCCTTTATTTGCCATAAAGACTGAGATAAGTTTGTGGGAGGAAATTCTTCTGATTTGAATCTAAGTTGTACTGTCGAAGGTACATTACCTGAGGCATTCCAATTACTATTTATAGCCCAAGATGAAGTAATAAAATTTGTGTTAGGTCCTACTCCTAAAGCATAATTAAAATTATTAAAATATAAATCATAATCATTAGCGTTAACTTTATCTTTACCACCGAATTCAGATATTTTTAATATAGTATCAGGTATACCATATGAAGTTATTAACGCTCGTAATCCAGAAATAGTTCCTTTTGATTTGAGCAGGTATGGGATGTTATGATAAATTCTTTTATATAAAGATTTATTAGTATCATCCATTGATATTACATCATTTGATGCCGATATTAATGTATCTACAAATTCAAATCCCGTAGGGGCAGGTAATGATCCTGTTATTTCTGGGAATGGGAATAGACTACCATTAGGGGTCATTCCTAAAAATGCTGTATATAGTTCCTGGTTAGAAAAATTATTTTGGTATAATTTAACTCCAAAGTCTTTAATAGCATCAGATACTAAATCTTTACTAACCCCAAAGTCTAATCTATTATCCGCATTATATTTTTGAGTAATATCTTTTGTATACAACCAAACATTATCATAATATTGGGCAACCATATCAACAAATAATTCATATGGTTGATTAGCTGGGTCTTCTCTTAAATATTCAGGAATTGATTTTTTAAGTTCATCTGGATTAGCGTTATCAAAATTAGATGCTGATAATAATTGTCCTCCAAAATAAGTACTTCCTTCTGTTGTACTTCCTAACCAATTTAAAACTTCAGTACTATTTTCTTTAGCAAGTTCATATGGTTTTACTGATGTAGTTTTAGGCCAAGTAAAAGAACTACTTTCATAATATAAAAATTTTTCATACCCATCAAAGTTTTGAATAATATTTGATGTTTTTTCTTCTAATATATTTAAAGAATCTACAGAACTTGTGATTGATTGAAGTTGATCTATTGAACTTGAGTATTGTTCTAATAATCCTATTTTATATTTAAAATTTTCTAATCGTGTTTTAGCAGAGCTAAAGTGAATAAATTTATTAAAGTCTGTATAATCTACATTTATATTAATATTAGATGAAGAAAGAATTCCTTGAATTTGGTTAAAGGAACCAGTTGAAGTCCCATTTATAATATCATTATATGATAAGTTTAGGGATGAGTTATTAACTTCATTTTTTAAAGGTAAAGAAAAATTAGGGCCTAAAATATTAATTGTATCTATAACTTCTATAGGTTCTTCTTGTACATCAACTTGAAAAGCTTCAGGTTCATTTAAAGTAGTAACAACCCATAAATTTGATTTTAAATCAATATTTAAAGGTAAAGGTTTATAAAGTTTAATTAAAATTGTTGGATTTAAAAGATCTTTATCTTCTAATTTTACATTGTTAGCTATGTATAAATTATTCCCTCCTAAATTAAGATAAAAATCAACAAAATAAGGTTGTTCTTCTCTATATCTTATAAAATTATTAGTTTGTTCTATAATATCTAAACTAGATAAAATATTACTATCTAATCTTATTTCTGTTCTATCAGAAGAAATTTCTGATATAAATAAATTATTGCTAGAGTTACCTATTCTATTATTCAGAAAATTATAATAAGCTATTGTGCTTCCTTCATCATATCCTAATTTTTTTAAATCTTCATCTGGGTATATTTGGAAGTTAGTAATTTCATCTGGGTTAGAATCTATTATTTTATATCCTAAATAATTTAAATTAGAATTTAAAAGTTGTTTAGTTGGAGAAAAAACAAAAAATTCTATATAGCTTATATCTGATAAAATTGAATCTATGGAAAAATTAGCTACTAAACCTACATCTTTAGCATTATAACCTTTAGATTCAAAAGTTTTTGGTGATATTCTGGTGATATTAACCATTAATTAAGTATTTACTTGTCCTATTTGTTTTTGAGTTTCTAATAATTCTTCTCTTAATTCAGAAATTTCTTGTTGTAAAGCTTCTATTAATTCATCATTTTCATTAAAGTTAATATATTCAGCACTAGATTTAATTAAATATTCATGTGAAGTTTTATCACCAAATTCAGGAATTTGATAAAAAATTTCTTCATAAATGTTAAAAAATTCTTGAACTGAGGGAGTATTATCTATTTCTTCTTGGATTTGTTGTACTCCAAGTTCATTAAAAGAAGTATCTATAGTTTTAAGATAATCTCTTTTACTAAAAACTCTTTTATTATTTAAATTTATTTCTTGAGGCATTATATAGCATTTATAACTTTAAAGTAATAATTATCATCTAAAACTAATGTAGAACCCTTTATATTAGTTTTAACACATATTTTATAATATCTTTCTGGTTCTAATCCATTCATATATACATCAAAATAATTTCCTTTACTATCTGAACTTAATTGTGTGTAACTAGTGTCGTAATTTACAACAAATTCGTTGGTCTCCAAATCTTTTATAGCATAATATGAAGCTGTTGGTAAATAATTAGTTCCCGTAAAGAAAGAAGATGTTTGAAATACTTTCTTTGGATATTTAGGTGCAACATTAAATCTAAACCTGTTAACACTTTGTGGGGTAAATACCCCAGGATTTTCTGCTAAAGCCGTAGCAATGTTAGTAGTATCTACTATACTAGCTGTAGCGGATCCAGTTAATACGCTTGAATAATCTCTCCATTTAAATTCTAATTGGGGTGGGTATATAGTATTAGTATCAACACTATAAAATTTCATTATAGGTTGTATAGAAGTATTAGTAGTAAATTCAACTAAATCTTCCCATTTTGTAATAAAACCATTATTTAATATAGAACCACTATACCAACGAGAAACTACTTCTTTAACACTTAAATTTATATCTTTTTGACTTCTAATATCAAATGATTGAGATACTTTAAAATTAGTACTACCTGAATTTATTAACCATGCTCCTCCTCCTGAAGGTATGTAGTCTGTATTAAAAGATCCTGTAACTGTATTCCCAAAAGAATCTTCTCCACTAGATGACCAAGCTACAGAACCTGAAAACCAATTACACCCATCTGTTACTATAGGGCTATCTAAGTATGTTCCTGTACCATTAGGCCAAGATTGAGCTATAGGATAAATTTCTACTTTAGTTTCTTCAGTTAAACCTTGAGCTGTAGCTATATAATTTCTATAATTTACATCCCATTCACTAGTTTTTATTTTTTGGTCTATTACTTCTTCAATTTCTGATTGTACAAATTCTACTAAATATCTTGATATTTGGGGATTAGTACTTTTATTAATATTAGAAATTTCAAGTATGGGATCCATACCCGTGTTCATAGAAGGGTAATATGAATATAAGGTTGAATCTTTATATGGAAAAATTTTATATATAGCCATGTTTTAATTTTATAGTGGTACTACTCTACCCTTAATATCATTATTAGGAAATTTTACTTCAAAAATACTAGTATCTAAACTTGGATAAATTACTTGATTAGATGTTGCGGATAATATATCATAAGCATAAGGTGAATATCCTTGTGATGTTCCTGCTTTATTAGATATTTTTATATCTTTAACGGTTTGAACTCCATTAATTCCATCTAACATTACAAATAAATTTTTTAAGAGAATTGGTTGATTTAATTGCCATTTATCTCTATTAAAATATTCTTGTAATAAATTAATACAAGATAATATTACTTGGCTGTTAATAAAGTTAGGTAATACTACTATTTCAAAATCTACAGCTATGTTAATAATATAAGCATCTTTAATTTCAATACTATCTCCAATTGTTCTATAGTGGGAAAGATAAGTTCTTAAATTCTTTTTTAAGGCTTCTGTAGGTGATGAAAATTGCCCTAAAATGTTTTGAGATAAAACATACATACATAAAGTTTCTAATGTAGAGGTTTGATTATCAATTTTAGGTTTTTCAATATATACTTTTGATACAGTTCCAAAATCTGAAGGCATGCTTAATGCTCTAATCATATAGTCATCTAATGTAACTGTTCTTTGTTGAGTCGATATTTGCATTAGAGTATTTTGTCTAATTTCTTGTAAAGTATCTCCAGATTTACCCCCACTAGCAGCTTCTGAGTTATTAACTGCTAAAGAGTTAAATATATAATTAGCAATTGAAGTATCTGATATATTTGAGTTATTAAAAAATGAATTTTGGATATTTAAAGTTGTTAAGGTATTTTGAGGTGAATTTGATCCTACACCACCACCTGTTAAATATCTTACTGTTAAAGTAGTATTAGAAGGTGCTATACCATAAGTATTTGTAAATAAAAAGTTTGTAGGTGAATATGCTGTTGTAAGTTTATCTTGTTTAAATGGTAAACCTATACCTATATTATTTGGGTTTGGTGTTATTAATTCATCTGTATCTTCGGGATTTCCTGCTCCAAATTGGATTTGTAAGTTGTTTTCTGATATGAACCTTGTAGCAAAACGTCTTTGACATTTTTTAAGTTGTAATAAATAAGGTACTTCACCAACATCTGCTACATTATTAGGATCATTTGGGTTGGTATTTTTTATACTATCAAAAACCATTTCTTGAGCTAAATAATCTACTTCAGACCATATATTACCATCAGAATCAGTAATATCTAATATTTTTATTATGTTTTCTGCCTCTAAATTAACTGTGGGGAATTTTAAAGGAGTTCCAAATGTAAAAGAAGTTGTATTAATAGTAGCAGAAATAGCTTTTCTTTTTTTCTTTGCTAGAAAAAATTCAGGATTATTACCAGAAACTTGATATATTGAAATTTCTGTAGGATCTAATGAACTTGAAAATGAAAAATCACATTTATCTTGAATTAAAAAATTATTATTTCCTGTAGAAGGATTAATAGTAGTATTTTCACCTATAGTAATAGCATATTCATAGTCTGGGATATAATTTCCATTTACTAGTTTTGAGGGTAATTGTTGAAATAATTCTATTTCTACTTGAGCAGCTCCTGTTACTTTAGGTTTATAACCAAACATATAAGCTAATTCATATAAATTATTAGTTTGAGTAGCAAATTGAGTAAAAGTTTCTTCTAATTGGTTATCTAAATAAAAAGACATTATATCACTTACATAAGCTGCTTGTTCCATAAACATCATTCCAGGAGATGCAGGGGAAAAATCATTATATGTATTAGGAAAATAAGTTTGGGAAAACTCTATTAATTGATTTCTAATACTTGAAAAATCTCTATTTAGATATTTTATATTTCTTTTTATTTCGGGCATTATTCAAAATTCAATTCTACAGTATCATATATGTTAGTATTTATTATACTATATTTTAAGTCTACTGTTATATTATTATTATCAGTTTGTTTTAATATTTCTAAACTGTCTACATTCACATTTGGGAAAAAATTATTTAATTTAAAAGTTATAGTATCTTCTAAACCATCTAAATTATTATCAGTTATTTGTTCAAAAATAAAATCTCTTAACCCCCCTCCAAAACTTGGATTTAAAGGTCTTTCTCCAGGATTAGTTAAAAAAAAATTAATTAAGTTATTTTTAATAGAATCCTTAGTAGTATAATTTAAATCAAAAGGAGTTTGAATAATTGACAAATTTAATGGAAGAGTTATAGATCCACTAGTAGATGTATCTTGCAATGCTCCAGGTCCTGAAAAAGGTATATTAACTCCTACAGCAGCATTTTTATTTAAATCAATAGGTGATATTTGTTTTTGTCCAAATGCCATTATTTAGTCATTAATCCCATTATTTGGTTTATATTAACTTCTCCATCTGGTAAGCTTCCATTTGGAGAGGTTGTATCTCCTGCTCCTTGAGGGTTAAAGGGTTTATTACCCCAACCCCTAGCATGTGTACTATTCATATTTATCCCTGTTTCACTTATAATATTAGCATATTGTTGTCTTTGTTCAGTTAAAGATTTTTTAGGTGTTTGTGTAACAGGTGGAGGTGTTGTTGATGTAATGCTTTCTTGTATTGGTTGTGTGGTTATAGATTTAGGTGCTTTAACTGCTTCTAGTAAAACTTCCTTTAGCTCTTCTTGTATAGCCTCTCTAACGGCTTCTTTAATTATTTTTTTAAGTGCTTCGGTTTTCATTGTTGTGTTTGTTATAAATATTAAATTAATCTGCTTTTAAATCATTTGATTCAATATAATATACTAATTCATCTATTAATATTTGATCATCAGAAGAAAATGAAGCTTCTCCTCTAAGCATAACTATTCCTTGGGGGTTTTTAGCTATAGCTCTTCTTCTTTTTACTCCATCTATTTCTATATTATCTATAGTTATTACTGCCATATCAAACCCATTAACTTTCCTTATTAAAGGTGAACCTTGATCTGCCTGTTCTTGGGTAAGTCTTTGTAATTCTTTTGTTAATTCATTTTCAACTGGTGTAGGAAAAGCAATAGAATCTTTATTTGGGTTTTTTTTAGATAGTTCTTTAGTACAATCTCCTATTAATAAATCTAATAAAGATAATAGTGCTAAAATTTTAACTAATAATTCAATTATAATAGCTAAAATTGATACAATTCCAGGAATTATTAGTTTCCATTTTTTTACTTGTCTTTTAGTTTCATCTACTACATTAGCTGTTGCCGTTGGTAAAGGAGTAACAGGGGTTATTGGAATAAAAGTCAAAGCTAATAAAGCTGGAAGAGCTATATCTAAAGCTGTTACTGTTTTATCTCCAATTTTAACAGTAAAATCTATTTTTTTTAAAAAATTATAAATATTATTTAAAGCCCTTGTTAGTTTATTTTTTAGCCTTATTATTTTTTGTAATTCTTGAAGATTTTTTGGACATTTAGCTCCTAGTTCACTTAATTTTTTTCCTGCTGCCATCATTAATAAAGCTTTTCCTATATCACATATATCAAATTTAGCTAATAGAGCTGCTATTTGAGGAATTAAGGTAGTTTTTAATCTAATAACTAAATTATTCATAGCCTGTTGGAATCTCATTTGAAAATTTACTTTAGGGGCAGTTAAATTTTTTAATTGAATATCTGGAAATATTAATTCTTGTCTTTGGAGTTTTGGGAATTTAATATTAAATGGGGATAATTTAATGTTTAGTTTTTTTCTAGGTTTACCATTTAAATCAATTAAAGGTATTGATTTTTTACACCACCCATTTAATTTACAACTTAATTTAGGGATATTTTCATCATTTGAAGGTTTAATTAAATTAGATTTAGGGATAGGTAGAGATGGTTCTGGAGAGGAAGTTATAATATTCGGATCTTCTTGGGTAGATTTTCCTTTATTATTTTCAATAAATTTTTCTTCTTCGGATTTTAACCTTTTTTTTCTTAATTTTCTATTTGTTGGAAATTTAGGCCATCCAAAATTAAAATCAAATAATCTAGGAAGTGATATTTTAGGGAGAGATATTGATGGTAAATTTATATCTGGAAAGTTAATTTCTGGGAATTTAAATTTAATTCCTTTTTTAATTTTTTCTTTTTCTTCCTCAATATTAGTTTCACCTATGGGTAAAGGAGTTACTTTACCTCCACCTGTGGTTTTATTATAAGTTTCTATAGGAGTAGGTGTTGTACCTACATCTATTAGTTGTGCAGGTATAAGTTCAGGAGTAATAATATCAATGACTTCTAATTCTGCTATTTCTTTAGGAGGTATTTTTGAAAAGACTGGTTGTGGGGAAAGTGTAGGATCATACCCTTCAAGAGTAGTAGGAGTTTCAGTAGTAGAAAGAGGTCGGGCTTTAATTGGAGAGGGTTTAAATAATTCCTCTGTTTTTTGATCATCTACTTCTAATTCTACTAAGTTGACAGGTATTTCTTTTGGGTTGTAATTTGGAGGTGGATACATTCCCGTTATTGTATAACTCCCATCTTTAGCTGTAGTGGTTTTTTCTCCATTAGGTCCAGTAATTTCTACATTTTCAATAGGGCTTCCACATGCATCTGATGTAATGTATCCTTGGGTAGTGTAAGGGATTTTTTTATTACAAAAATCTATATCTCCTACTAGCCCTACTTTTCTAATAAAAGAATTAATATTATTATTTATAAAATTTTTAGCTATATTTTCATAATCATTTCCAAAAGGAACTTCTCCTCCTCCCGAAAACTCATTTTCCATTCCTGAAGGGAAATTTTTTAAATTATAAAGAACATCTAAAGTATTAGTTTTTCTAGAATCAGGATATTCTATTATTTGGATAACTCCACTTAAATTACTATTTTTAGAACATAAAGCATATTCGGCTAATAATATAGGTTCAGTTGGAACTGGATCTGGAGGAAATTGATGGGGAGGGATGATTAAATTATCTCCAGGTAGAATAAAATCAGGACCTACTAATAATTCACCTACTGAATTTAATCCTGATCTTGGGAGGAGTAAATCTTTATTTGCTTCTATAATTTCTTCTTTTCTAGTATTTCTATCAACTCCTTCAATAGCATATTTATCTGCTATTTTTAGAATCCAATCACCACTAACTACAGTATAAGTTAGGGGATAAATAGCATCTATTTGATCTTGTTGGGTTGACATTATAAAGTTTTACTTTTTTTAGATAAAATATTATCTAGATTATCTTTTATATTTTGTAAAGCTTCCTTACAATTACTAGCAACTAATGAAGTAGAACTATCTGGAACTGGAAGTCCGCCAGGATAAAGAGTACTAAACTCTATTACTCCTACTAACTGTATTAAAACAGATAGCATAAAATCTAAATCGCTTTTAAGAGCATCTCCTAAAACTAAAGGTTCACATGCATCTTTACCTCCTAATTTAATAAGATCTCCTGCTTGAACTATAAAATTAGAAGGGGTATCAAAATTAAATCCTTTTCGAGAATTAAAACTTATTGTTTTTTTAGCATTTAACAAAATATGGTCTGTATTAGAACCAAAAAATAAACGTCCTGAGTTTATTAAAACTTGATTAGATGAATATGATGAAGGGGAATCAGGTGCATCTTCTTTTTTATATGAAGCAAATGAAGATCTTGGATAAATTGGAATGGATTGAGTTGAAGTTAAATATATTGAAGATAAATCTTTTTCAATATCTTCAGTAATTGTTTCCCACCCATTTTTATCTATATTTTCAGGTTGACCATTTCTTATAATAGTAAGAGGATTTCCATTAGTACCAATATCAGACCAATTATTTAAATTTACTTCATCAGGTGCACCATTTTGTGCAGTACTACCTAATCTAATGCTATTTCCCCATCTACCTTCATATATTATATCTCCTGCAAAGGGTAATAAGGGATGAATATTATTTCTTTCAATAAAAGTATCTTGGGATAAATTATTATTACTATTTAATCTTATACTATTTCCATCTTTAGTAGTAGAATTATAATCCGTTTTTCTTACAACTGATCCTCCTGTAGTTTGTTCATAGTCTTTATTTACAGATCCAGGGGTTTTTGGGGATAAAGGATTAGGGTAAGCATTATGGTGAGGGCTATTCCATATTCCTATAACATTTATATAATAATATGTTTTGGATGATAATAATTTTCCTATATTTTTAGTAGGTAATGAAAATATCATTACTAATTCATTTATTAAAGGGTAAGCAGACATTTGTGGAAAAAATGGAGATGCAATACTTTTAGGTTCACCAGGGATATCATCTTGTTGAAATACTATAGATCCTATACTAGGATAACCACCATAAGTTTCAAATAAAGGATGATCTCTATTTAAAATAATATCAGTAACCCTCCCTATTAAAATTTTTTGATTAATAGAAGTTAATTTTGAAGTTAAATTGTCGGGATATTCTAATTTTTTACCCATTTATTCTTCTTTTTTAGGTGGTAATTGTAAATTTTGTATTTCGTTTAGTAATTGTTCTTTTTCAGCTTCACTTATACCAAATCCATTATCTTCATTACCTTCATTTGCAAATATACGTTGAAAAATTGTAGCTACTTTTATAAGTGCTTCATCATTTTTAATGCCTAATTCCATGTACTCTTTTATAAGTGGCACAATCATTGTAGCATCACCTATATCACTGATTAGTGGCTTTAATTCGTTGATTAATGCACTAATTTGTGTTTCTTTCTTTTTTTGGTTGTCGTAGATTTCTTTAAGTAAATCTGAGTATGATTTTTTACCGAATATATTTTTGTCTAAGTGGCTCATAATTATACGTTTGGTTCATGTATAAATATGATTAATTAAGATTTTTCAAAGTCTATATACCCCGTTTCTAAATAAAAAACATAACTACCTTTAAATAACCCATATAACTTAGTAGCTATTTTAGT